GATGACCAAACATAAGTTGTTTCATATATTTGAATAGGCTTGAAAAGATCAAATCCGCAGGATTCGGCTTTCATTTTTTGAATACGAACCATTTATAGTTAGTTCGGGCGTTATTTTTAAACCGATCATCTTTTGAATCAATGACGATTTTTTAACTATCTCTGCTAGCAATTCTGCATCGTAAAGAGCATTGTGTAACGCGTCTGACTTTGGTTTAACATTCGTTACGTATTCATAAAGCTCGGACAACTTTGGACTTTTGTATCCACGTCCATTTGCAAATGGGATTGCTAGAATGTTTCTCGTAGCTTCCATTGTACAGAATGTTTTTCCCATTCCGTGGTATGGAATTTTCATGTCCCAAAGAAGAGTTGAAACTATAACGTTCATATCAAAATTCATGTTATGTGCAATAAGTAAGTCGCGTGGCTCTGACATAAATTTTGTCATTACTTCCGCCAGCGGCTTTCCCTCTAAAAGAGCTTTCAAATTGGTAATTCCGTGAATTTTTGTAGAATCCGCAGGAATCTCCCACTCGGGACGAATGATATAGTATTGCTTATCTACAATTTTATCATTTTCCATAACAATCCAAGCAATTGACACCAGATGTGGCCAATTGTCTGGTCCTCGATTCGCCGGTTCTCTCGTTTTAGGTAAACCAGTCGTCTCAGTATCAAACAAAATTATACGCATTTATATCTTTAATGCAACCCAAAATCAATTCCATTTTACGCCTTCATAAGAAAGTAGACCACGCCTGCAAATACGGCCGAGTGTAGTCCTAGACCATATAGTGTCGGGCATCCTCCCTCGGCTACGCGAAGGACACTGAGAAGACCGGGCGAGACAGCTCCAACTACCCCGCCAACTAGATCATCGACAAACTTATAAAGCGCAGGAGATGAAACTACAAAGAACAAAAGTCCAGCAGTTAACGCGGCCTTGACTCTTGAGGATAGCATTTTATATATTGATTATGACAATAAAATTATGAGAATGTTTTTTGAGTTTGAATAATTGCAGATATCCATTGTGGAATATTAGACGTAACATCTTGAACGACAGCGATATCGTGTGGCACTGCATAATGTATGTCCAGGGTATTCGATTCACATACGAATAAAATTGCATTTATTAGGAATGGCAATCTCCGTCTCAGATCTCCTTGCTCCCAACGCAAACAATACATTTTATAAAGAGAGTCGATATACGGAAGGAGTACACTTGACTGTGGCGACGTTCTTGTATTTTCATGAACAGCTGCCCAAAGTATCCAAATGACTGAACGCAGATATTTCTCTTCTACATAGTCGTTTGAGCGATAACCGCAGACGAGATGTGTCTTGTTATCTATTTTGTACTTAGCGGCATATGCAAGAATCCACGACGCCCAGTAAAGTGCTTTATTGGCATCGCGAACCTCTGGCCGTAAGCAGTAAATAAATTCATTAACAGGAACATATAATTCTAGTGGGTCCTCCTGCTTTGTTATGGCTCGAGCATATACAGATGTTGGAGCTTTTAAGTTCTCTTGGATGACAGTGTGATTAAAATCATGGTCTGGTCTGATTTTATGAAGTGTCGGTAATTTTGCCCTTCTGCATAATGCAACGGATGCACTCACTTCACAAATTAGTAGTCTTGCCTCTCCATTGTTGCGTATATCGGTCATATTCATTACAGTATACATACCTTCGTGTGCAGCAAAACGTTCGTACATTCTGGTCATGTATAAAAATACATTTGGAGCACCACGATTAATGTGGGTAGCTGCAGACAAAAACAAGGTTGTCCAAAACGAATGAATAAGCCCCGAGCACATCAACTCGAGTGCCCAATAACATGCGTAATCCGCATGGCCTAGCTTAATGTTCTCATTTAAAACCTTATAGACATGTGTTCTCAGATGTCCGGAAAAGGTAAACTTCTGGAAATCTAATACAGTTCTTGAATCTATAATATTCATTATAATTTGCACTGGTTGAAAATAGCACTATTCTTGCGCATCATTATTTTGAAAAGTATACTAAGTACTGGTACTGCCGTCCACATGAAACAAGATGAATCGATTCTTTTTTCCTAAATCCGGCTGACTTAATAATCTCTATAGTGCGCTCCATCGGTTGCATCTTCCATTTATGTACTTGTTCCCGGTATTTGACATTACCAGGGCTGTGACTCGTGTCATAGTATGTAAATATTTCCGAATATTCTACATCATCGCTATTTTTCTTAAAATCACCAGTAAACTTGAATTGATCAAAGAATATTTCAGATTTAGTCTGGCGTTCGAGAGAATACTTTTGCAACGAGAAAGCTGCAAATGGCGATGCTAAGTTCAACAGAGGATCAAACTTATCGGGGTCGACTAAATGAACTACAAATGTTCCACCGGGCTGGAGCCACATATAAGCATTATCAGCAACTGTTTTTGGGTTTGTAAACTCATAAATTGAAAATCCTAAACATAAAATATCAGAAAATGTTTTTGGAGGAAATAGGGATGCGTCTTTTACGTCTCCCTTCAGGAACTTTGCTCCAGGACAATCTTTCTTAGCTTGGGTTAACATATCTTCTGCAATATCAACACCAGTATATTCCACTCCGAGATCTTTTAGATGTGGTGCATTAGGAGCAACTCCACAACATAAATCAAGAACTTTTACAGATGCGATTGGTCTGTCTGCTAACATCATATCTTGAATAGATACGTTTGTGAATTCAATTTCTTCTTTTGAATGCCACAACGCCTTATAAATAGATGCATAGACGGAATCATACATGTCTTCAATTTTTTCATAGGACACAGACTCTACTGCTTCAAAGCCCTCTCTTGAAGAGTGCCATAATTTTATTGAATACATTATTAAAACCAGGGCAGCAAGAAACACGTACGCTGCCTTCATCTCTTATCTTAAAGAATTCACAAAGTATTTGGACTCATCAACCCACTTAGCTTTCCAATATAAATATAATATATAATTGCAATAACTGAAACTACTATAAGAACATTAAGAAATAATGGCATCCAACTAAATGAAAAAATAGGATCATCTATCTGCGATAGCCGTTTTGCAACACCCACTTTATCATGTTCAGACAATAATTGATTATGCATGTATCTTGTTTCTTCTTCGTCCCCTATTTCACTTGCTTTCAGCATATCGAGTATATCCGCATTTTTTGAGTGGGCGTCTAGCTCCGACTGAAGTTTTTGAATTTTTTGAGAATAGTCATTTATTATTGGTTGTATTTTTTCTCGTGCAATTCTATCTTTTTCATTATGAAGCCATGTTTGACCGTCTTTTAAAGTAAAATATTTAATTCTAGCATCTTCATATGCTTGGGGATCGGTGGCCTTATTTTTTTCAGCTGTTTCATATGTCATCTTCAGGCTTTTGAGGTCCTTCTCTCGTTGGCAAGCAATGTCACACACCTGCATTCTTATTGTGTATATGATAAGTAAATACGATAAACTCCGTATCCAACTATTACTAAGGCTACAAGATGCGCAATAAATGCAAGCTCCTGTAGAACATAGTATGCCACAATGAGAATAAACAGTATATAAAGTATCTCCTGTATCAGTGGAAGTGCATTCTCAATGGTTTCTGTTTCAGCGCCAACAACTGCTATTTTTTTTTTAAGTTTGTCGTTTGATGCTGGCTTTTTAGGAAGAACGCGAGATAAAAACTGTTTTATCATATCCCACTGCTTGAGAAGGACGCCAGAATATGTTGACGATTCAAAACTACCTTCTGCTGATGCAACTACTGCATCTCTTTGGTGATCAAGACTCGACGTGGTATTGTAGATTCCAGATGTATCTAAGTTATCTGTCTTTCTATAAATATTACCAAGTGCACCTTGCGTTGTCGTAGTCATCCAAATATCCTTAGAAACTGGATTAATAGTAAGATTCTGGGGGGTTAGTCCATTGGTTAAAACATTATCACATTTTCCGGATGCACATCTCTTTAACTGGTTGGTAGTGTCAAGATTGTATATTGCAGAATGATCTATTTCACCGAATACCTTCGAAGTTTTTACTCCTATTAATTCGGGAACTGCTGACCAACCAGATTGAAACGATTCATCGGACTTTACTGCATTTCCAGACTGATCAACGCCGTACAGTGAAGTAGAACTTGCAGATGTTATTGTTATCTTAGAAGGATCGTCAACTTGAATCCAGTTTCCTGTAGTACCGGGCTTTGCTAATTTAAATTTAGCCCCAGTTCCATCTTGAGCCCAAATATACGATGAAGTTGACACTAAGCTTGTTCCGTTCTTTGCAGAAACTTGAATCCATTCGTCAGTGTTATTTGCAGATTTAATAAAGAGCATTCCAGTGCACAGAACATATATGTGGGTGTCATCTGCAACTAAATCTAATATAGTTCCAGAAATAGGAACCTCTTTCCAGTCCCCAGAACATGGAATCTGACAAACAAATAGCTTTCCTTTTCCGATTCCCCATACAAATCCCATCGAAGAGGTAGTCACTTTATCTAGCCCACCAGGTATACTAGACCACTTTGTTTCAGCTAAGAGCTCGTTTGAAACATAGTTGTTTATCTGGTCGGTTAATGATTCATATGCTGCTGAGAAATCAGCCATCTTATTATATATAATTATTAGTTTCATCTCACACGAAACTGTCTAAATTCAGTAATTAGTCCACGAGTCATGTACAAATCCTTGTAGCCATTTTCTGCACCGCGAGACTGTTGATCCTTATTCAACATTGGCTTAGTACCCTGACTACCTGGCACAGCCTTTGCGTTCTGACGAGCGACAGTAGCATATCGGCGTTTCATTTCATTGTACTGTGATATATCCATGGATTGGCCAAACTTTCCAGACGAATTTGTTATTGTCATTTATTCTACCACAATAAAAAGTAATGGACATATCCAAGTTTCAAAAAGATCGCGAAGCCAAGCTTTCTGCATTCAAGAAAGACAATGAAGAATTAAAGGCTAAGTATGCTGCACTTCTTTCACAAGCTCTAAACGAAAGAGATTCTGAAAAACAAGCGGAACTAATACGTCAAATTTTAGAAGTAAACTCTAGCCTAGCGGCAAACGTTCGTGCTTTCATTTCAGATCAGACGTCATATGACCCTAAAATGTCTGAAAAATTAACAGCAGAATTAGTTGCATATCAGAACCAGTACAACAGCATTCAAAAAAGCAAGGATGTTAACACAACTCTCAACATGATTTTACATGAAAATCAAAATAAGCTAGAGTCGTTGGTATTTCAGTTTAACTTTTTTTTAGTCTTTCTTATTCTTGGAATACTTGTTCTTTTGTATTTTATTTTTAAAACTCCTGGCGATATAATTCCTATATGGATGCAAGCACAACCGCCGAGCATACTAGAACCCCCGCAATAACATATTTTTGAAATAACGGAGGAGTTGGAGTTACATTAAGGGGGCTTCCTCTCATCTCGGCCTCTATTATCTCGTCGCGATCTTCAATGAGGTTATATGAAAGTTGACGACGGTCTATTATTGTTTTACGGAGCGAGTCTTCGGTTGGAATTGATTTTACCTGTTCTTCCATGTTTTTAACAACATCATCCATTCTGCGTTGGGCAGCTTCGTATGCTGTTTTATATTTTGAGTCCCCCGTTGTTGCATACTGTAAAAAATTATCATAAAACACTTTTTTTGCAGAAGTAAATACGCTTTCCATTTGTTATTATGTCTCCAAAACATTGGCTACACAATACCGATAATATGGTGTTGCACCAGATGACTCCGAATATCGCATTACCTCAATAATATCTCCAGGGCGAGCACCAACCCACTTTGCACCAGCATCCTGTGAATCAATCCATGGAAGCTGATTTTTAACATTTGTCAGATTAAACTTCTTTTCCAGAATAGAAACCTCCTTCGGTGAGATAATCCGATGAGATACAAACTTCCGATGCTTCGTAATATCAGTCTGAAGCCGACGAATATCGAAAATCTGAAGCATAGGATTTTTTTCAATATTAATATAATCACGAACTAGATTCAGAATTGAATCAGACGACGGTATCTGGGAAACAATAATAAGCCCATTTGTATAATTGTTTTCGGATGCAAAGTTTGTATAACTGTTCAAATTCGATTCGTTGATGCGACTCTTCTCGCTAAATATTACAAGAACTCCTCCTAGATTATACATTCGCGTGTCATCCAACGGATTACCCAGTGATTCCGGAGCGTCAACCTTAAATGAACGTGCAATAAGCATATCCTTAAGGGTTGCAAGTGCACGGTCCTCCATTATATTATTGTACATACAGATACGAAAACTCTTTTCCATTTTCCATGTATAAATGAGAGAGCTGCCCATTCTTGCAATCATAGTCGCTGGAATACTGCTATGGGGTGCACTTAATAGAACTGAAACATTTGTTCCTGAATTTCTCGAGCAGTCTGGTGTAAGAAGAACAGTTGGAACGAATGACTCGTCATATGCTCAGCAGACGAATCACATGCCTCAACCCGGCGGAACTGCAGTTCCTATTCAGGGAGTAGAATCAGCGTATCGCGTTAATGCTTACAATTCATATGTTGTTTAACACGAACTTAGTCTTAGATTTGTTTCGATTCTTTGGCGTTGATCTGGTGGGAATTTGTTTTCAGAAAGAAGTTTTGAACACGCCATCTTAGAAATTTCTTTTTGTCCACAATAATACGCAATAATACCTAACTCGTCCCAGACTCTCCAGTCATAGATATCAGGCTCTAAGAAGAGAACAGATCCCGTTGGCTTTGTAATTGTAGATGCATACAGCGCCATAGCAAGAAGTTCTCTTGACCACTTTCCTGTAGATCTACAATACATCATATATGAAACAAGAGACTCTGATCTTGTTGGGCAAACCTCATGACCTTTCCACGCCCATTCTTTATCACACGTCATGCGGGTAAGGTTTAGAGCAGAAATAAACTGCTCTTCAAACCACTTACCAACTTCAAATCGCTTCTTGTACCAATGTATCGATTCTTCGTGCATACCCGCATCGCGATAAGATTGTGCAAGATAAAACATATATCTTTCATTGTCTGGCTCTTCCTTTAGCGCTTCTAGAATGGTTTCTGCGTCTCTTTTATATTTGTTTCCTTCAAGTAGCGATCTATTGCCCATCGTACGGCCAGTCATAAAAATGTTCTTAGGAAGTTTTATTATTATATTGTTGGACTTGTCATTGGTGGGGTATTCGTGCAGAACACCAACATACCGCCAACCATCGCGCGCCTTAAATATCTGGACACGTTCATATTCTATGTTTCCACGTTTTAGGTGAACATTGCATGCATTCGGACACTTATCTTCAAATAATTTTTTAAGAAACATCTTTGTCGATGGAGGGAACTCCATTAAATCGTCTGCATCGATCATGAGAATGTAGTCCATATACCCATCGCACAACGAAAGGGCTTCTGAACGACTCTTTCCAAATCCTTTCCACTTTCTTTCAAATACATGGCCTCTGACATCAGTCTTACTGTAAAAATTATTAATGCATTCGATTGTATTGTCAGATGATCCAGTGTCTACAATGACATAGGTGTCAATCATGTCGAGAGTGCACTTTAGAACCTCGTGAATAATATGACTTTCATCCTTAACTATCATGCACAAGCCAATCCGCTGCGACGATCTCTTTGGCATACCGAGAAGAGATACGAGAAACTTCATCATATCACCTTCTGGATAAGTAAGAATTCCTTCTGGGATTTCATCAGAGCAAGGTTCGGAAACAATCTTCATTCCTGCAAATCTCCATCTCTCACATCTTACTGATTCATACAATTTGTAATCAGGACCAGCATGTATGTTCAATAGAATCTTTGCCTGACCTACACGAGAGTCGCGCTTTTCCTTGAACTCGCAAATATAGTCGACATTAAATCCAAACTTTTTTATACTCAAAACTATGGCATCGCGATGAGGAGTGCTGGTACCTACAACTGCAATGTCGTACTTTTTTTCAGAAGCCATACATTCTTTGAGATAAGTGGTCTCTGATGCTAATTCTTTGTATGGTAAATGTGTTCCTTTACCTGTTATTTTGATGTTTTCCTTGGAATAGTCAAAGATCTCGGTACTCTGTGGTGCAAAAATATTATACTGCTCTAGTCTATCCTTTAGAGTTAGCTGCTCAGTATTTACAAACCCAATCGTGCAATTCGCAGGGAGGAGTGCCTTTGGAACTCTGCGAACACATAGATAATACCGATTCTCTGTAAACGGAGGTGTCTTATCATCATATTTGACAAGCTCATCGCCATATCTGAATGATTCAATGTATTCTTCCACATAAGGGTAGTCGGCCACATGGCAGAGAATAAGTCGGCTCATTTCTGTTTATAGTTTCATACAGCTAAAGTCCCTTTATCTTTTACCGCTGCAGGAAATGTCGAATTTTGCCGGTGCATAACAATCTCTTCCCACGTTGATTTCATTTCAGGAAAGTGAGATGGCATCCAGTCAGGATCTCTCGTAATTAGTTTCTGCCTCCAATTTACAAGAACCCAATATACCACCGTATAGTCCATAAAATCATTTTCACCAATAATGCTCTGCTGCCATTCAAGCCTATCTCTGGTTTCTGTGATAGACATGTAAGATACCTCTCCGGAATTAGAAACAATAAAACATGATTTAATATCTGCAGGTGAGTCAATCCACTCAGTATAGTTCATTGTCTTAAATTGCATTTCTACATATTCACACTCTTGAAGGTTTGTACATTCCATTTGTAGCTGCATTTGATGGTAATAATGAGCTGGAACTGGCGTTTCAGAAGTAAATGCCCGGGAAATTGGACATTTAAACTCAATAAGTCGTCCATTTCGGAAACACGATGATAAGATAAGTCCATCAGGAGATGCACCAATGAACGAATGAAGGGGGTGGCGTACACATGAAAGATCTTTGATAGTAATGTCTCCCATATTAGAGTAGATCTCTTTTGCAACAGGTTCAAAACGTGTTCCCCAGATAAGTGCTCCTACCGATGGCCCATCATTGGTCTTTGGGGTAGACAACTTTGACATAATAAGTTCTCGTCTCGCTGAATAAGATGCATCTCCAAAACACTTCCAAATTTCAGATGCAGTCAACATCTCGCCCCGCTTTGCAAACCAAGCAGTTGAACGTTGATCGTCGATTCCATAATTCTCAATAAGAAACTTGATTGTGTCTTGCATTGTAGTATCTCGTACGTTAATGTGTAGGCTACCCGTTTTCAATGTATATTATAATGGGAACTACTCAGTCGAAATTTAGTAAAAACCTGGAAATATTGCCAAAGAATTCAGAAATAGAACTGGCTAGCATCTCAAGTTATAAGTATAACAACCCAAGGAGAAGAGATGTTGCGGTATGTTTTGTGTATTTCAATCCTGCAAAATCCTCTCGTATGTTGATGAACTATCTATATACAATTGAAAAACTAGATTTAGTAAGAATACCTCATTATACACTAGAACTCTATTACAGTGCTCCAGAAATAAAAAATGCATTTCATCTTAAAGCAGAGTCGTATTTGTTTCACAAAGAACGATTGTGTTTCCTTCTTGAAAAAAGAGTTCCCTTTTACTACAGAAAACTTCTATTTTTGGATGCTGATATAATTTTTAATAACCCCGATTGGTATTCAGATCTATCTAGAGCTCTTGATTCTTATGACGCTGTTCAGCCGTTTACAACTTGTACATGGCTGGATATAACTCTTAAAAAACAACTACAAACACGCCGGTCAGTTGCATTCATGCCAAGGAATAGCAAATATGAAGGGTTGCTACACCATCCTGGGTTTGGATGGGGATTCAGAAGATCGTGGTTTAATAAAGTTGGATTCTTTCAATATGGAATTACTGGTAGCGGAGATACCCTGTCATCTGCTGCGTGGTTAGGTACTACATTTGCAAAGGGGTATTTAAAACCAGCGCTAGTAGCTTCATATGCAGAGTATTGTAAGAAAGAACGTCCAAGACTAACTTGTATAGACGGTAATGTATTTCACCTTTGGCATGGTGGAAAGGAGGGGAGAAAATACATAGAACGTCATTCTATTCTCGACGGTGTTATTGACGTTCGCGGTATACTAAGGTCTGATAAACAGGGTGTATTCACTCTTTTAGATGGTACAATAAATGAACTAATGAAGAAATATTTTGAATCAAGAGATGATGATGGATTTTAATGATCAGAGACTTAACTTACAATATGGAACAAATTCGCAGTCAAGAACAATGGGTGCTGCATCGTCTCGAAAAATTTTATTCAAATCGAGAGAACCTAGACAAGGTGACTGCAATACTCAATGGAACTTCAAACCTTTCACTCCGCCTAATCGATTGGTTTGTGACGAATTATGCAAAAAAGCTAAACATTGCATTTCTGACAAAAAACCAAAAATATGTAATCATCTATTTGTCATACAAGAGTCATCTAAAGGCTTACAGTAAGAAAATGTTTGACCCATTCTGCAGATGCAAGAGGATTAAGTTCAATGGAATTGATACTACAGTTGGACAGTTGAATTTTTTTGAATGGGCTATTTCTGACGAAATTCTAGACTATCTTGAGAAAAACCGCGATATTATTCACGAAGATATGGAATCTCGTCTACAGGAATTAAAGGATGTACCTGCAAATTCAAGCGAGAGGAGAAAGCGTCACGAATTATCAAATTCTGCAACTAATTCTCTCTCAAAGCATAACGTCCCAGTAAAAGTCTCTTTTGATTAAAAACGCGTAGCAATAATCATCTTTACAATCCAGGATTATATTAAATATGTTTTCAATATTGAGACCAACTTTAGTATATAGAGATATTTCGGCTGATGTAGTTGAGCACGATGAAGACCATGACGCCGAGGAATGGTCATACCCTGATAAAACCGTATATAAGGGAAGTCTAGACACAACATATAACAAATATGGTCTAGATGTTTACTGGTTATATGATGATTCACTCAAACGCATCGGACTTGCAGAACATGACGCAGAGTGCAATTCAGAATTCAGAACTCTTTGGTTCAGAGACAATGTATACAGCACACTTTTGCATGAAGACGGCTGGAAGTGCACTAATGCAACATTATTCTCAAATCTGACAGCAGAAGCATATCAAGACATGATAGATAAAGATAAATCCAACATACTGTTGAAGTGTCACGGAATGGTAGTTATTCCGGAATACGTAATTTCTGGAATCCCTGATGCATACCAATGTGAAACATGCGGAACTAGATCGTTTTCGCTGGATGAAAAGTGCATCTCAATGAAAAAGATAAAAATATCAGACAATCCAATTTTTATAGACGATTCATATGTCATCTATACTCCTCCATCGGAGTCTAACGTATGGTCTAGTTTGGGACTGCGGACCGCTTCTTGCGAACAGACGTCGCAAGAACCTCTGCAGCTGCCTCCTGTGCAAACGGCTGAGGAGCCGCAGACATAACTGGAACTGCAACAGTCGCCTCAACCTCGTCCGCAACATCAGCTGCGGTGTTGGCAGCAGTGTCGTGTTCGTCGCTGACGAATACAGACGCAGCGGTAAGCCGTGAGGGAGGAAAGACCTGAGCGTACTCAACCTTCCAGGTCACACCGAACGACTGGCCGATGATATACACCGAACCACTGACGATAAGATTTGCATCTACATACTTTGGAAACACCGAAAGTAGAGACTCTACACTTAGGTGATAGGGGCGAGCCTTGTTGTCCACAGCCTCCATTGCAACGCGCCCGTCATAGACAGGAACCTTGAGACGGAAGGAAGGAGGATACTTGCCGTTTGGCACATACTCATCTCCCACCTTATCAACTGAGACGCTCAGAATATTCTTGAAACTGTCACGAATTGACTCCTCTGAACGCTTCTTACCAAACCACTTCGAGCTGTTCTCAGTTGCAGTCTTGATGATCTTCTCCTGGAAATCCAGAAGAAAGTTGTAGAGAGGACCAGTGTCAGCAGTGTCGGTTGACCGCTCCTTTGCATATGGATCACATCCCTTGAGAGAAGTGATAAGAGAATACGACACATTGCCGCTCTTCTCATCTTCGCGCTTTAGAAGTCCAGCTGGGCTGGTTAGCCGAGGAAGACGAAGCTTGAAATTCTGATTGTCATACTTTACTGCAATACTGGTTCCACCCTGCTTATTCTTCTTGGCCTCGCTGAAGGTTACGTTGTCGATGTTGGCATTGTAGCTATATACGATTGCATTGGTTGACATGTTCTCTGTTTTAATTATATAACTACCATCTTGATGTAAATCCGTTTTCGATGAAGAAATATGTAATAGATAAGAAAGGAAATGGCATTATGCCATTCTTGTAAAAATAAGTCGTCTACTGACAGATGCACATCAAAAGCGATGCTTGGTCTTAGTTTTTGTAAGCGTCATGCAAAAGTTAAGGTGGTTCGGCTTTGGGCCGATTTTAGCCCACTTCCAGCTCATGCAATAAAGATTCAAAAAATCTGGAGAGGTTATTCTGTTAGAAACTATCTTAAACTCTCCGGAGATGGCGTATTATGCAGAAGGTTATGTCATAATGACGATGAAATATTTACACTTGATGAAAAACACAAACAAGACCCCCTTAACTATTTTGCATTCAACCAGAACGGAAAACTGTGGTGGTTTGATATTAGGAGCATAAATGACTGGTCTGCACAACATTTTAAAATAGTAAATCCGTACAACAAGGAAGAAATACCTCTAGAAGCTAAACAGCGTTTACGAGAGATAGAAAGTATCCGACGAATTAGAAAATTAGAAACATCGCATAGATCACTAAAAGATGTCACCTTAGTGGATCTTAATAGCATGAACTGGAGAATAGTCTGTCAGCACATCGAAGAGTCCTTGTGCACTGAAATAAATCCACTTACATTTTTAAGTCTGACAACAAATCAGTTATGGGTTTTTTCAGATACTCTTAGAACTGAGTTAAATGTGTGGGCTACTGAACATACTTCACCGTCTAGTAAGAGGCATAAATACTGCTCTTTAATCAAGCAGTTGATGGCAACTAACTTTTTCAGAAATGGTCAGAGATATCATATTTTATACTGGATTTCGTGCATCAGTTTGCGAATTTTCAGAGACAACAAGGATAAGAGTGCCTTTTGCTTCATGATTGTTAGCGCCCTCTATCGTTTGTGATTTAAACAGGTAACGTTAACAACAAGTATATCAACCGCGTTAGAAATGAGTGCAACTGTTTCCTCAACCAAGACAAACAAGATGCCAAAGAAGTCTGCCGCCCCCGTAGCTGCCACACCTGCACCTGTAGCTGCCGCCGCTAAGACGGCGCCCAAGGCCGCGAAGGCCTCTCCTGCCGAAGCTGCAGTTGCCGCTCCAGTTGCGGCCGCGCCCGCCGAGACGCGTACGGCTGAGGCGATCCTAGGATCTCTTCAGGAGACGCTCAAGACGATCTCGTCTGAGCTTGGTGCCCGTGTTCGCGCTGCGGTGCACGATGCACAGGAGGCTGTAAAGGCGATGAAGCGTGAGGTTCGTGACTCGAAGCGCCGTCGCAAGGTAGATCCTGCCACGCTCAGCCCCGAGGCCCGCGTTGCATGGGAGGCCCGCCGTGCCAACAACGCGTTTCTCAAGCTTCGCCCTCTAAGCGATGAGCTTTCGGCCTTTATGGGACTTCCCGCCAAGTCGCAGAAGTCGCAGACCGATGTAACGAAGTTCATCTCGGGCTATGTCAAGTCGCACAACTGCTTTGACCCCAAGTTCAAGCGCCGCATCCTACCCGATGCCAAGCTTGCCAAGCTTCTTCGTGTCACGGACAAGGATGAGGTCTCGTACCTCAATCTTCAGACGTACCTCAAGGTTCACTTCCTCAAGGTATAAGTGCACCTAAAAATATAATTTTTTAACATTGTACACAAATGTTTTCGATGTTAAAAATAAATGGTATATGAGAAGGTAAAAGCCTGGGCTGCTCTTCTTGTAGGCGGATATCTTATTTTTCAGTGCGTGGCAATGGTAGTTGGTGGAGGCGTTTTCAGCGCCGATCCAGACAGTGTTGCGTTCGGTGTACCTCTTATAGTTGGCGGCCTAGTTTTTGTTTATTTTGCATATAGGCTTGCATCTTGGGGATGGCGTAATATTTAAATATTGAAAAAGGATAAATGTTCTACCGACTTCTTAGTATAGCTCTTTTTTTCGCTACATTATACAGGTTCTACATTCTGTTTGCTACACCTGATCTTTCAGTAGAAGACAGAGTGAAAATTGCGTTGTCCGCAGTCGCTCTGGGATTTCTTTCATGGTTGCTTCGAATGTATTCAATTTATTAAATATTGGAAAAGGATAAATGTTTTACCTATTTCTTACTCTAGCCTGTGTTTTTGCAGCAGTATACTGTATTTACCTCCTTTTTGCTCTACCTGATCTCTCAGTAGATGACAGAGTGGTTTATCTGTTGGCCGCAACGACTGCCGGATTCCTTGCAATGTTTTGGAGAAGATATGCAAGAATATGATCTAGTTTGCAAAAATGGAATTAATTTTTACAGTAAGACAGGGTGTTAGAGAACAATATGTCGTTCAACTACTCTAAGGCGTGGCAGATTGTTAAGGTCTACTATCCTAAGCGGTATGCGCGTTACGAGCTTGCGTTAGCAGCGTCTGCTCCGTTTGACGGGGAGAATACATATAGCCCGGCCGAGTTTGACTATGCGTTCAACTCGTGCATGAAGAAGGCTAAGAAATATGCACAGCTAAACAACATCAACCTCTATGACGA